ACCGTCATCGTGGAATGTGATACTTACAGGTCTATAATTAATTTTCTTTTGTATATAACGCTTACGGTTGTACTGGTTCATTTCCTCCACTTCAAAATTGAAAGTGGGTAGTTTCACTGTTTTCACAAGCATACCAATACGTGAAGAACCTTCCGCACCACCCATTACTCTACTTAATGATGGTATCTCAGCTGTGTTTAACGTGAAGTAAACATGGAATAGGAATTTGTTAGTTGGCGCGAGTGCATGACCATCAGCAACAAATACTTTGCTACCATGTTTATAGTCACGAAAATAATCGTTCCCAAAGAACCCTTCTTTAAATCCATCACTAAAATTATCCCAACTACCTAGTTGTTCCTTTAGTGAGGATTTTAGAAAACTACCAAATCCCATAATGGGCTAGTTACGAAACGTTATCGCCGATGCTTCTACCAACATCTGCACCAACACCACTACCGATTGGTGTCTGGACTGCGTTATCAAAACGTAGTGTCATAGCAACTGTAACTGGTTCTGAACTACCATAGTTCAAATCGCCATAGTTTACGTTAGCAAGGTAACATCCGTACACTTCCCAAGTCTCTAATACATTTGGCTCGTGTGCACCGTTACCACCGTCTAGAATCTCCACACGTGTAGTAAATTTGTAATCAGAACCTGACGCAGCACTTGCTTGCTCCATAAAGTCTAATTGCTTCTGCAACTGCTCACCTGCTAATTTAGAAACTGCACCACTGGCGTCGTCACGTAAATTAACATTAATGTCGTCCCAAGTATGTTTACCTGCTAAACGCACACGTGAGTTATAAATCTCAATATCAATTGGATCAAAACTTACTGATGGTCTTGTAAAGTCAATTACTTGTTTAGTTAATTCAGTTCTTGGTGTAGATACTCCGAAGTTTTCAAAAACTACACGGAATCTATACTTTAACTTAGGCATTAACAAGCCTTGGCTTGATCCTGATTGGTCTGTAGCCAATGGTGTTGTCATTCTAGTCAATGATGATACTGACATATTTTACTCCTTAAATATACTTAATCTTATTTATGCTAATAATACCTCTTAAAAAAACACAGTGATTTGTTTACTTCTATAAGTAAGTTGTAATGAACAGTGAAAACGAAAAAACATCACAACTCAAAGCGATTAACGCGATAGAAAACAATATCTGTTTAGGTGACAAAGGTGTGAAGATTACAGTACAAACAAAGACATGTGCACATCATGGATGTGAAAATAATATTACAAAGTTTAAGGGTACTGGTTCTAATACACTATGTTCCAATCATCAACGTAATTTAAGTGAATGGGGTGGCCATGTATACTTTAAAAGAGTATGGACGTGGTATAAGAAAGAAATATGTGAGGAATGTGGGTTTGATCCACTTACATTACCGAAACTACAAAAATATGACAAACTAGCTAGACGAGTATACGCCATGGGATTACTAGATATAGATCATATAACACCGTGTCATGACATGAAGGACAAGCATGATAGGAATAGTGTAAGTAACCATCCACGCAACCTACAAACATTATGTAAACATTGTCACGCTATCAAAACATTCGAAGAAGGGAATTTCTTAAAAAAAACTAAATAAAACAATGAATTTGGCAATTATGCCAATATAAGTCACAATTTCGTGGCTTTAAATCAGAGTCTGGAACGACTATAAACTAATTTTAACAACAAAGGAGAAATTATATGTTAAAAGATATCGTAGGCTGGATTAAATCCGGCACAGAAGCAGGTGTAGCACTAATTGCGTTCGCAATCGTATTACAGGTTATTTTCGGTGGGACAATTCCATTTATTGGTGGTGATATTATTGCTACCATTACTGGTATTGTTGCATCACTTGGTGCACAAGGCCTAGTAGGTCTAATCGCCGCCGCGTTCTTATATAAAATCTTTAACTAGTAATATATAATCAACCAATAAAAAAGGCAACTGTATTAGTTGCCTTTTTTTATGAGTAAAAACATATTTTTTCCCTATGTTTGTATTATCCTAATATTATTGATACTATACCCATTATTATAAAAAAGCATACAACACACACTATAGCCGTGTCACTTTCTGCTCCGTGAATTTCTTTTGACCAATCATACTTACTTTTCATAGTACCTCCTTTGATCGTTATACAAATCTCATAATATAATAACCTCTTTAGTACCTCCTATGTGATTAAAAAACTCTTTCGAGTAATATTATTTAGTACAGTATACATATTTTTGGATTAGATAAATATAATCTATCTGAATCTACGAAGAATAAAAAAGCAGTCATAAAGACTGCTTTTTATTGTACGGTGTTATATGTTACGAACCGTTACCAATTTCTCCTGTGTTTTTAATACGCACTGGAATAAAGATAAACTCCACAGCCTTAACTGGCTCAATGGCAATATCAACATATAACTCACTTCTATCGATTCTACCAGGAGTATTATTACTTGAATCACATACCACTAAGTAATCGTACAAACCACGCTTAGCAATAAGGTCGTTCATAATCTTTTCAATAGAACCTTTAAGTTCGTCACGAGTTAACTTGTCATTAGGCTCAAATAAGAACATCTTAGCAATAGAATCAACTTGACTTCTAATGTACGCAACTAGGCGAGCAACGTTAATTCTATCTAAAGCTGATCCTGACTTAGTTGTTTTGTTACCGTAATTAACAAGTCCTGTTCCTGGAATAAAAGTTAATGGATTAACGTTGTTCTCGTACAACGTATCTCTTGAACCTTGTCTTACTGCTGTTTGTGCAAATTCGCCTTCTGAGTCTAAGTAACCAATGGCACTAAGGTTATCGATATTACCACGTCTAGTACCTGCTGGCGCTAACCAAGGATATGACTGATCATCACTTCTGATAATTGTTCTAAGAATTGCATGACTAGGTGGGACAACGATTGCAGTTCCACTTAAATCGGTTGTCTTGCCACTTGGGTAAAACACACCTAGATAATTGTCATTAACATTTAACCCATCACCAGTTGGTAATCCAGTACCGCTGTTATTAGTTGCCCAATTGATAAGGTCAGTGCCTGATTCTTTAAGTCTTAGTGGTGAATCACCAACAATAAATGCTGTATTGTTTCTTTCATTGTTTAGTGCTACCATATTAACCATTAACTCAGGGTAACCTGGTGTTGCAAGTAAGTTAAACACACGTTGTTCTTCACGAATATCAGTATTAGTATCGATCGCTGCCTTCATCGCTTTAACAACGATAGAACGCTGTGCCAATCTACCCATGTTTGCTTCACCATTATCCTTAAGACCAGACGCATTTACCCATGCGTTCTTTTCCGTTGGTAATGCTTCACTGAAATCACTTGCGTTGAAATAATTCAACTTAAACTCTTTAACAGTATAGCCACTACGTCGTGTATTCCAAAGAATAGTACCAGTTGGATATAAACTACTTTCAGGAGCATCTATATCTAAGTAATTACTTGTAAGTAATGTTTTAATAGTAGTAATCTCATCACTAATTGGATCAGTTGACCCATTCTCCGCCCATCTAGCGTCTGCAAACAATACACCGTTCTCAGTTGATTGATCACTAGTATCAAGAGCAACCCATTGTGCCACACTACTAACTGTCTGCCACCTATGGATTAATGGGAAGTTTTCTAAATCACTTGTGTCAATCCAAATATCACCATGTACTAATGCACTTTCGTCACTTTGTTGTGTTGGTGCAGTTACTGAAACAATTGGTCCATTTGGACTAGTATTTGATAAATCAAAACCACGGACATCATTAGTTACATTTTGATACCCTTTCCATCCAGCACCGTCATGAATCATTAAATCATATTCATCAATTGCACTAAAGTACCACTTCGTTCCTTCTGTTGGATCTAACCCAGGTGCGACACTATTTGCACTAAACCCTGTCTTAGTAGCAAGAACTTCCCAATTACTAAGAACTAAGTTTGTGTCGTTTCCTGCACGTACATTATCCAATGCTGCTGTAATACCTGCATCTGTAGTTGGCGTACCACTTGTATCTTTAAGTTCAATTACACCGCCTTGTGCATGTGTAATTTTAATAGCACCAGTTGAAATAACTGCTACTGTTACGTTTAAAGGAGCCAATGCTGATAAATCAGAAGCAAATGTTGTTGCGGTGGTTCCTGTCATTGTTATTGTAACAGGTGTTGTCATATTAGTTGAACCCTTATCACTGGCACTAACTGTAAATGTTTCACCGATAACAAATGATGGTGTTACTAATGAACCTGTAACTTCAGTAGCGCCTGTTCCACTACGAACCATTACTTTGGTTGTTGATGTGTCGTTATCATTAACGTCATATGTAGCGTACGTAGTACCTGTAGTGATCGTACTACCTCCTGCAGTTGCATCTAATGTTTTATTTGCAGTTGCATCATCCTCGTAAAGTGGTGTTGTTTGTGAAACCCATGACGCCGTTGTAATACTATATTTCTTAACTACTAAATTAGCACCTAGATTAACATTTGTTGTTTTAATCCATACAGAACCCGATGGACGACCAACTGTAGCACTAGTAAAGTCTGTTGCTCTCCATGATGGGTTTTGTGTATGTGAACTGGTTCTTAATGCTAAAGTGGGGTGTGTTCCTCCCATACTAGCGCCAGTATTATCAACAATAACCATAACTCTATCTTTAGCAGTACCTGTTCCTAGACCAACTCCAGTAGCAATAAATGTTTCGCCTACTGTGTTACTGTTAGCACCTATTAATTTAAAGTCTGTTGTACCTATTGTTGCAACTTCGTATTCTCTTCCAATAATAAATGCACCTGCTGTTACTATCGTAGTTGAAGCATTAGGACTAGCATAAATTTCTAATTTAGAACTAACTACTGCCGCTGTAACACCTGTAATAGTTGCAGCATTAATTGCTGTAACAACAGCTGCTAATGTTGTACCTGATACTGTACAAGTTATACCATTAATGACAATAGTATTGCTGTTAACGATTGTTAATGTACTTTCTACAGCACTTGTTACACAAGGATGACTATCATACCAATCTAAATCTACTGCGGTTGCTGTATTACTATTGTCGCCAACTAATACCCAAACATTGTTACGGTTCTTGTAATATATCGGAGAACTTGCATTAATTGCAACTACTGTATAATCACCAATTGCACCCATA